CCGCAAGGTATGAAAGAACTTTCAAATATTCAAGTTGGAGATTTGGTGCTTTCAAACACTGGTTATAATCAAGTTTTAAATGTTTTTCCAAAATCTAAAAAGAAATCTTACAAAATTACTTTGGAAGATGGTAAAGAAATCATTTGTAGTGAAGAACACTTGTTCCCAACTCAAAATGGTGAAGTGAATATCAAAGGGGGTTTGAAAGAAGGTATGTGTCTTTATGTGAAGGAATAGTATGTGTAAGTTATACTTCAAAGTTAGTGGTGAGAACTTTGATGAGATTGTGAAATTTGTAAAAGAACTCAAAGAGAATAATAAAACAATGCTTCTTTATGAGATTTCTTATACTCCTCCAAGAACAGAAACATTAGTTGTTGGAAAGAAACACAGAAGTACAAATTATACTGAAACTTATCCTCAATCAGTTGCTTTTTATAAACTTCGTTATGGTATTTTGAATTGAAAATGATGCTGAAAAAAATTCTAAAAATTGAAGAACTTGATGAAAGAGAACTTATAGATATTGAAGTATCTGGAAATCATTTGTTCTATGCGAATGCTATTCTCACACATAATAGTAGCAGTGATGTTGACCTTACTGACACTTCTGAGTCCTTTGGTCTCCCTGCTACTGCTGATCTTATGTTTGCCCTTATTAGCACTGAGGAACTTGAACAGATTGGACAGATAATGGTGAAGCAATTAAAGAATAGGTATAATGATACTGTAGTCAATAAGAGATTTGTGATTGGAATTGATCGTTCCAAGATGCGTCTTTATGATTGCGAACAGTCAGCACAAGATAATATACTTGACTCTGGACGGGAAGAAGAGTATAATAACGAGGACAGACCTAAGAAATCATTTGAGGGATTTAAATTTTCATGACCGTAAATACTGATGCATATCTTGAGTTTGTGAATGCCGTCACATCTCAACCCAGTCAAGATGCTGATGCCTTTGAGCATCGTATTCAAGAACTTCGTGGAGAAGGATTTGAAACACATCGACTTCTTACTGCTGCTGTAGGAATTTCTGCAGAAGCAGGTGAGTTTACCGAGATTGTAAAGAAGATTATTTTTCAGGGTAAACCTGTCAATGAAGAAAACTTGTTTCATCTCAAACGTGAACTTGGAGATATTATGTGGTATGTGGCACAGGCATGTATGGGTCTCAATATTTCTCTTGATGATATCATTGAGATGAATGTTGATAAACTCAAATCACGATATCCTGGTGGAGAATTTTCCGTAAAACATTCCGAAATCCGTAAGGAGGGAGACATTTGATGGGATACTTAATAGGAGTTTGTATTGGCATAATTTGTATATTGTATTTTAAAATACTTAAATTTCAATCTCGTATTCATAAATTGGAGTATGCTATAAAAAATAATATTCATAATTACGATTATGTAACTAATACTCAGGATCAAATAAAGAGAGATAGAAAATTTTTTGAATCTGAAATATCAAAAATTTACGATAAAATAGAAAAACAAAAGGGGTAATTATGAGTCAAGATAAAAAAGTAACATTAGAACTATCTGTCTATCAGGCAGCAGCAGTTCGTAAGTCATTGTTTACTGATACAAAAGAATATACTTATGATTCTACATGTTGTCCGCAACGTGTGATTGATATTCGTCAGGCAATTACAAGTATTGATGAACAAATCGAAGAGGCACTTAAGGAAGAATAATGTATACAATTCTCAACTATCTTATATCATTCTGGACGGTAGTTGTGATGAATTGTATACAACCTGTGAACTGGAAATATTGTCACCGTGTTGACCAATGGTTAGTTCCAGATATTCAAGAAGGATGGAAACATTATACTGGTGAGATAGTTCCATATCAAAAAGAGAAGGACTATCTCAAAAGAATATAATCAATTTATTATCTTCCAATATCACCAAAAGATCTAGATTTTCCAGTTCCTCTACCTCCAGTAACCTTGCCATATCTTCCTGATGTCCTTGTATCTGAAGGTTCTGCAGGTCCAAGAACTTCACCTGTTCCTATATTGGTAAAAGTTCTTCTTCTTAAACCAGAAACTGTTCCAACACTACTTGTAGGTGTTCCTTTTCCTCTTTTTCCAGTTTGAGCATACCCAGTATTTTTTACTGCATTAGTTCTTTGCCTTTTTTGTTTTGCAGTTTCTTGAGGTTTTGTGTCAGATTCTCTAGAGTCTGTTTTTTCAATAGAAGACTTTATTTTTTTTAATCGAGAGAATCTTTTTACTTGTTCTTGTGGACTTCCACCTCTTGCTCTACGTAGTTCTGATTCTTTAGATTTTGCCTTTGGTCTACCACCATTCCACCAACTCAATTCTGCTTCTAATATAAATTGTCTATATGTCTTCATTTTTACTTTTTAAATATTTAGAAAAAAATGCATCCAGAAATAACTAGTTTAATAAAAACTTTTGATTCAAAAACTAAAAATAAAAAAGAAAAATATAAAGATTTTCTTACACATGTCTATATGACTTTTGATAAAAAGATAGTATCATCTAAGGTAGATCGGGAAATGAATAAATATAAGAAAATGAGAATAGATGTGATCAACTATATTGTTGCACATGAAAATCAGATAATAAACCAATTAAGTAAGTAATGAAAAGTTTCTCTCAATTTATTATCGAAGCACCTGATGCCGTAACTCAAGCAAAGTCACTTGGATTTAAAAGTGATGGTCATGGTGGTTGGGGAAGAGTTATTAGAGGTACTTGGGAGTTTATGGGTAAAACCTTTACCAACCCAAAAACAGGAAGAACTGCAATTGAATTTTTTAATAAAGGGACAAAACTAGGAGGACAAGATCGTAGACAAACTCCAAGAGAAAAAAAATTATCAGGAACAACATATGCTCCAATAGCAGCATCATATGAGTATGGAACTGATGACTACGAAAAAGAATTGAGAGAAAAATATATTAATAAAGAAATTTTTAATATTGATGAATGGGTAAAATGTGATATTAGTGAAAGTGTTGGAAAGATTATCCGAAGAGGAACAAACTATCTAATCTGTGTAACTGAAGATGGTGAGATGTTTAAACCTTGGATTAAAGATGTATTAGAATCAGTAACTAATAGTAATGCACCTTCTGGTGTTCCTGCTGATCAGAGACTTGTAGGAACTGATGCTCATCGGAAGTATGTGGAGAAAATGGTTCCCGTAAGTGAATGGGGGAAACAATTTATAAATAAATATAAGAAAAAGTAAGATTAGTTAAGACTTCCAATGAGTAATAACGTATTTGAAGAAGCTCCTCAAAGAATAAAGGGTAGTTCTCCTGCCAACACTATTGTTGACAAAGTTCGAAAGCAGGCTAGACAACTTGCGTATGATGTTAGATATGAAGTAAAAGGTCAGTTTAAGGACGGTCAAAAAACTGATCCTGCGGCATTGAAGCGTGCTTATATGCAAAAGTTGACATCAAAAAATCCTCCTGGTCCCGTTAAAGCACTAGCGCAAAAGATGTTGATGGGTGAACAGTATGATTTTGCTATGGTCGAATCTTCACTTCCCCAGATTTTTAATAAAGTATTTGTAGAAGGTGTTGGAGAATATGTATTAAGGGTAAAAGATCCTAAAGCAGGTTCACAGTATACAAGATCTTATGGATCTTATGCTGATGCAGAAAGAAAGGCAAATCAACTTAGGCAAAAAGGTTTGCGTGTAGAACTTGTTACTGCTAGTAGTAGTGCGAAGAAAGGAACTTATGATAATAAGGGTGGTGATAAACCCAATGATGGTAATCTTGCCAACAATCGTAAACCTTATGATAAAGTAACTCGTGGTGATGTAATTGCCGGAGCAACTGGTAAAGATGAGATGGGTGGTAAAAGAAAAGTTAATAAGGAAGAAGTCATCTATGAAACAGAAGATGAGCAAGGTAAAAAACTTGATGTAATGAAAGGTAAAAATAAAGTCACAATTAATCCTAATGTTTTAGAGAATGCAACACAATATTTTTATGATCAGGGATATAATGAAGAAGATATTGCAATAATCTCTGAGGGAATGGGTTATGATATGTTCCTTGAATTTGTTAATGAGGTTGGAACTACGATATGTCTTTATGAAGATGTACAAGGAGAACTATTAACAAAATCAGGTAAAGCAAGAAAAAATCCAAAGATTACTAAATCTGCCGGAACAGCAAGTGAAATTTCACCTAACAAATCAAAAGAAACTAAAAAATCTGATGAAAAGAAATCTTCTCCCGGACAACTTTCAATTAATTACAATAAGAAACCATCCCCTCCAGGACAGGAAAAAATTAAGCAGGGAATTCAGACTGCAGTAAAAAAAGCAACTTCTCCAGAAGCAAAGAAAAAAGTTGGTGGTGCAGTTAAAGGTGCTGCAAATACTGCTGCAAGAGTTGCACTTTCTGCCTGGAAGGGTCATCAAGCAGCAATGAAAAAGAAGAAGGAAGGTGGATCAATTGCTCAACAAATTGGTTCTGGTGCAGGTAGAGCAGTTGGATCTTTCTTTAAGAAAGGAAAAAGTCATTTAGAAAATTATGAACCCACTGTCCGTGAGGGAATTAAAGCAGAACTTGATGCACTGAAGGCACAAAGAGTTGAGGAGGAAAAAAAATCTGATAATGCAGAAAAAGCAAAAGCAAGAAAAGAAGCAGAATCTGCATTTAAAGAAAGAAATCTAAGATCTTCTATGAGAGAGAAAGATCAAAAAATGCTAAGAATACCTGAGAGTATAGAAAATATGCGTTATTGTCCAAAGTGCGATAAAGATGAGACGAGAGAAGAATGTAAGTATGGTGGAGAATATTGGGATGAGAATTCTCAACCTGCAAAGGCAGAAGATCCAAGATCAATGCCTACTAAAATCAATCTCGCAAAGAATAAGTTGAGAGCAATGGGTCTTAAGATGTCTTATGATATGTAAATTTATGTCTACTGAAAAGAAGGAAGTGAAAGAAGCACTTCGTAGTTCTTTGCTTTCTGATCCAGAATTTATGAAGAGAATTGCCAAAGAAAAAGAAGAACAAAAACCTAAAGTAAAAAAGTCTTTTTCTACATTCAATAAAAATGCTCAGAAAGCAAAGAAAGGATATGAAGTAGATAATAAAAACCCATTCAATGTTCATAGAAACACTACATATTATTAAAAATTTCCTATATAGTTTAGACTTCTGGTTCAAACTATGTTAGCATTTTTACTTCCACTCGCATCAAAAATTATTGGTGATGCAGTTTCTAAAGTTCCTGATAATGAGGAACTGGGTGAGAGACTTATAGAGATTTGTTTAGTTATTCTTAGTAAGGCAGTTAAACTGACTAAAACTGATATGGATGATCAACTTCTTGAAGTAGTTTCAAATGCTATTAAAGCAAGAGAAGCAGAATAATTTTATAAATATCTGTATAAAAGAATTATAAGGTAATAGAACATGTCTCTATGGGGCGATAAAGATTTAGTAACAAGCACGGGAACTATTTCCATTGACTTTGCTAGTAAAACTGTTACTGGTGCTGGAACAACATTTACCGATGATGGTGTCACTCAAGGTGATGTTATTAGTGTAGGTACCGGTGCAACTTATGGTTTTGCTGTAGTTGATTCTGTAACAAATAATGGATCACTAACAATCTATAGCACAGATTATTTTGTTGCTGGTGTTACGACAGTTCCTGCATCAACTACGTTTGCTATTTCACAGGAACCTCTGTATGCAATGGCGGATACTGCATATGCTGCACCTGAAGTTCAGACTGGACTTTCAACTAATCCTGTAACTCGTGTAGTATACGGAATAGATGAAATTGAAGCAGGAATTGCTGCAACAACGGCATATGCTGTTACACATTCTGGTTGGGTTGGAATTACAACTTATATTGATATGCACGGAAGATTGAGAGTTAAGAATGAAGTTTTAGTTGCTGGTGGTATTCTGACTACATCTGATGCTACTGACGATAGTGTTTTCCCAGATAGTTGATAATGTAGTATGAGATTTGAAGAGTTGAATGAGAGTAATTACTTACTCTTTGCTATAAAATTCTATAATAATCCCCAAGCAGTCACAAAAGATGATTTTGAAGATGACTTAAAAAGAATTAAGTACATTAAAAGATTATTGAAAAGATATAAGAATACTGGGGAACTTAAAACTCATCTCATACTTAATCATTTAACTGTACTATTCAACGTCTTTGATGATGCAGCAATTCCCTTATTATTTTATAATCTTGAAGATGAACTTTGGCCTTGTATAAAAAGTTTTTTTGTATTTTTAAATAGGATACCAGAATACCCTAAAACAAAAATTACTGAATTGAAAGAAGATGAGTATTGTATACAACAATTAAAAGAAATCTGAGTGTTATGAATGATAGAAGATTAAATCACATAAGGAATATGATTAGATCTTTGAAAGAAGAAGCAATTGCTAATTCTGTTGGAGATGGTAGTGGTGTTGCAGGATTGACTGGAGAACCTCCTGTGAATTTAATAAAGAAAAAGAGACCTACTATTATCGCCAGAGGTTTGATGCCTGGAGCAAGAAAACGATGGAATAGTGGAGTAAAATAATGCTATCCAACAACTCAAAGGTTGCTGTATTAGAATCAAAACTTGATATGTATGAGGAACTCTCAAGGGAGATGCTTTCTAAATTGGAATCGGCAGTAGAAAAAATATCTGAAGGAAATAATCGTATTGCTCAAATTCTGACGAAGCATGATGAAAGAATTGAGCAAAGTATGAAGACTGATAGTCTTAATATAAAGATGATTGATGAATTAAAAGATACAGAAGAAAAGAATAATAGAATTCTACACGAAAGAATAGATAAAATACAGATAGAGATAAAAGCATTTTCAAAGTTTAGATGGCAGGTAGGAGGAGTTCTAGTGGTCTCCGCACTGCTCATAGGTGCCGGTAGTCGAATCGCACCTTTCTTCTTGACTCAGACCCCACAGCAGGTTATAATAGACCCAGTAAGGTAGTACCTATACATAATGGATCTGGTTGACTCCAAGTATATTGGGATGATATCCTCTCGTCTCCAGAAGTTTAAGAGAGTTAAAGATAACCTCTATAACTTTCGTTGCCCTATTTGTGGCGACTCACAGAAGAATAAAAATAAGACACGGGGATATATCTACCAGGTCAAAAATAATACAAACTTCAAGTGCCATAATTGTGGTGCGAGTATGTCCTTTAATAACTTGCTAAAGGAGATTGATGTAAATCTTCATAAGCAATATACTCTTGAGAAGTTTAAGGAAGGTCATACTGGCAGAAACTTTGTTGTTCAGGCACCAAAGTTTGAATCTACAAAACCAGTATTCAAGAAATCGATCAATCTTCCAAAGGCATCTACAAATTCTTTTGTCAATGAATATCTTGTAAATCGCAAGATAGATCCGGATAGGTTTTATTATGCTGACAAGTTCATGGAGTGGACGAATACTCAAAAACAAACATTTGACACCATCAATAAGGACGAGTCAAGAATTGTCATTCCCATGTATGATAAAGATAAAAATCTGATTGGTTTTCAGGGCAGAGCACTAGGAAAATCATTCACTAAATATATCACCGTGATGTTAGACGAAGGAGCACCAAAGATTTATGGACT